TCTTATCCTGAGGAATTTGATTCGCATGGGATGATCAAGGACATAGAAACAACCCAAGGTGTCACTGATCCCGAAGTGTGTGAAATAATTTTTCATACAGGCAAAGATCCTGATGAAATGCCGGATCTTGCGTCCAAAGATCGAATAACAATCACGGCTGCAGGAGTTATTTACAAAGTTCTTAAATTAAAACCCACCAGGCCGGCAGGCGTTACATTAATGTATAAAGCCATAGTCAAAGAGTCGGCAAATGAAGACTGATATAGATAATTTTTTTAAAAAGCAACGGGAAAAAGTTGCAAAAGAGCAACAAAAAATTGCCTCGGAAACTTTAAAAAGTCTTTTTAGTTTGTCTCCGCATGTAGGATCGGATTTTTCAAAGGGAGAATATGATGCGAATCATAAAATAAGTATTAACAATGGGCCTGTTTCATCGCATCATGGCCCCACCCATAGTGAAACAGCATCGAAATTATTCATTGACATCGAGCGTCAAAAAGCAGAGAATATCAAGTGTGGTGATTCTGTTAAAATCTTTAACACAACAGGCCACAGAGAAGACGTTGAATATGGACAAGTTGTTTCTGACACATGGAAAAGAAGCGGTTATCGTCCGTATCGCAAAACAAAAACTATAATACAACAAAGGTATCAAAATGTCCTTAAATAATGGAAGAATTTCTCTCTTTAGTCACCTTGAAAATAATTGGACACAAACTCCAATAGTTTTCAAAGGCGACAATACCGGTGATGAATATGTCAAAAAACTCGATCCCTGGATTTACGTTGAAATTTTTTGGGATGAAGAATTCTTAAAATCCATGAATGGACCGAACCAGGGTCTTTATATAACACCAGGTATATTGGCAATTAAATTATTTGTTAGAGTCGAAGATGGTTTTGGAAAAGTAGATCAATTAACGGATGATCTTTTTACAGTCTTCAGAGGCAAAAAAATAGACAATATCATACCACAAAGGTTGGCAGTACAAAGAGATGGTGATGATAAAAAATGGTACATTCGTATCTTGGATTTACCCTTCGCAATGAGATCTATCAAAACAATATAACCTTCCTAAAAAATAGTCTTCGTTAATATTTGACTAAGATTCCATTAATTCTTTAAAGTTCTTTTAGAGTTTTTCCCAAACTTACGCCCATTATGGGCGACCCACAATTTGTGTTCTTTCTGGCTTTTGCAAAGGCGATAGGAGAATTGTCTTATGACTGTTTTTGCATCAAGCAACGCCGTAACTCTTGCTATGATCGAAGAGGCTGTATACGGAGTGGTGCCGGGTTCCGGCGCTATGAAGTATTTGCCATACACAGGAGAGAGTCTTAAATTTTCAAAAGAAACAACTTCATCAAGCTTAATTGATCAGTCAAGACAGGTAAAAGATGTCATTGATATTGGTCATGAAGTTTCTGGCGGCCTCGATTTCGAACTTGCTGCAAGAACTTATGATGAGCTATTCGAAGGTGCTCTATGGAAAAGATGGGGAACCGCTACTGACGTAACCATCGTTGCATCCGTTGTGGCAGCCACCAAAACCATTACCGCTTCAATCGGAACACCATTTTTAAATGTTGTTGCTGGACAATTTATTAAATTTTCCGGCATGGATGAAAGCGCAAACAATGGTGTTTTTAAAGTAGCATCAAAAACATCAGATTTAATTATTGTTCTTGAAAGTACATACACCCTGGCTGATGAAACTGCCACTGCAGATGTTTCTGTTAAGGGATGTATGATTCGAAATCCCACCACTGCACAGGCTGCTTCTGGATCTGTCACTCTTTCATATTACATTGAAAAAGCCCTTAATGATCTGGCCACTGTTCACAGGTTTTCTTATTCTGGATTAATGGTGAATTCCTTTTCACTTTCTGCCCAGGCAAGCTCACCGATTACCGGATCTTTCGACTTTATGGGAAAAGATTCAATTTCATATGCAACCGGGACGAAAAGCCCAAGCGCAATCACGACCATTACTGGAACCGATGTGTTTAATGCAATTTCTCATCTCGGTGGAATCAGAGTTGATGGCGCATTGATGAATGCTGCTGGTGTTTATTTCCAGGGACTTGATTTTTCAATTGCCAATGCACTCAGAGGTATTAAGGCGGTTGGAGAACTGGGTAATGTTGGTGTCTCCCCTGGTGACATCGGTGCTACCGGATCTATGAGTCCATATTTTGCAAACGATACCATGTATGCAAAATTTCTTGCCGGAACGAAATTTGCTCTTTCTTATGAGCTTGTAGACGCTGATGGCGAAGGCTACGTGTTCTCATTTCCAAATGTAATAATTTCAGATGCAGGCATGAATTCCGGTGGAAAGGATCAGGATATGGTTGAGAATATTTCTTGGACCGCTCTTGTTGATCCAACACTCGGCGTCTCTGTTCAGATTGATAGGTTCTATACGGATTATTCTTTAGCACCCGATGATCCAACTGTTTATTCAGGTTAAATTTTATAAAACAGGTATCAAGGCCGCCCCGTGCCTTGTGTAAATCCTGTTCTCACTTAATTCAACGGGGATTTTAGGAGAATATATGAAAAGATCTAAACCTTATTACAGAAAAGACACACCAAAACTTGAAGTTCTTAAATCTCAAGTCATGAATCTTGCTGATTTTACAGACAACACTGATGCAACTGGATATCTCGATTTTGACGCAGCCCTACCCGCTGGAGCAATACCTATTGGGTGGAAAGCAAGGATCCTGACAGCTTTCACAGGCGGCGCGTCGGCTATTCTTTCTGTGGGCATAGCAGGCGATCTTGATAGATTCTCTGCTGACACCGCCAAAAGCATTGCGACTGCTTCCACTATTGGAGCAAGCACTATTGCCGCTGACGCCTGCGATGGAATAGAAGCCAATGTAGCCACGAGGGTGACTATAACTGAAGCTGCTGATTTCGGATTAATCAATGCTGGCTCAATGATCGTTGAGCTGTATTACATAAAAACAGTTTAATTTTATAACCGACTTTGCAAAATGATCTTTATTACTTTGCATAATTATTAACAATCAAACAAAACGGGGATTTTAAATCATGGGTATTAATTTAGACAAGATCAAAAAAAGTTACGGCACCAACCTTCAGACAGAGTCAGATGGACAGTGGTTTCCATTAGCACTAATTGATGGGGTCCAGGTTAAAGTGGCGAGGGCCGGAAATCCGGAATACAAAAAAGCTTTAAAACGGCTTTATAAACCCTACACAAAACAACTCCGAAGAGGCAAAGATGTGGCATCCGAAGTTGAGGACAGGATTCAACTTGATCTCTTGATAGACACCTTGCTCAAAGACTGGGAAGGCATGCCAGGAGAAGATGGTAAGGATGTTCCATATTCAAAAGAAATTGCAAAAGAACTTTTGAGTGATCCTGTTTTCAAAGAACTTAAAGATGAAATCAATGGTTTCTCCGAAGAGTTCGAGGCGTACCAGGATGAAATGGATGAGGAACTGGAAAAAAACTTAGAGATTACGTAGAATTTTCCTGTAAATATTCTGCGGAAAAGCTCAAGTTTTTTCAAGGCCTGGAAGATGATGGGATCTATGTTCCAGAATTAGCAACCAGGCCAACTCTTTTTTTCGATGCGGTTCAATATTGGGAGGCCTTTGCAATCCTCTCATCATCAAGACGAATCGGCTTCGGCATGGGGGGCATTCCTTATTCAGAAGTAACAAGTTGGTTGGATGAGAACAGGATAGTCCAATTTGATGAACGAGAAAGATTTAGGCGGTTTATCAATTTAATAGATGGGATTTACGTTGAAGAAAAAACGCCAAAAACAGATAAAAAAAAATAAAAAAAAGGGTAGGGGATTTTCCCTTACCCTTTTTAATATAGGAGTTTCTTATGTCTGATGAACTGAAAATTAAAATATCTTCCAAGGAAGCCAATCAAAAACTTGACACCTTAAAAGATAAGCTCACCAAAATAACCAAAACAAAACATAAGGCTGTTATTGATGTTGACACAGCCGGTGCCAGCAAAAAGATTTCTGTTCTTCAAAAGGAATTAAAAAAACTTCAAAATCAAACAGCTCAATCTGATCGAGCGAAAAAAACCGTTGAACAAAAAGGTCCGGTTGTAAACAAAGAGTTGGAACAATTAAAGAAAAGTAACAGAGAATATGACAAGCTCCATAAGAAAAAAATTGTAGATTCGAAAAAATTCACCCAGGATCAAATAAAACAAACAGATACTATCACTGCAAGACGATTAAAGAACCAGAGAGATATGGATGCGGCCTTAAAAAAAACAGACAAAACATGGTCAGCATCCGAAGAGAATATCAGAAGGAGTCTTAGAAAGACCACAGATCAACACAAAAAACGACTAAAAGATTTAAAGTTTGCACTTAAAGGAGATCCGTTATCCAAAAAAGATCATGGCACGTATGCCAGAGCATTTGATGATTTTGAAAAGAAAAAAGAACAGGCAAGAAAAAAAGATTTGAATCATGAAAAAAATCTATATGCTTCAAGAAAAGGCGGTATCGATTTAGTAGCCATGGCAAATCAAAAAAGACAAAAAGAAATCGACAAAAGTGAAGGTTGGTTTCGAAAAAGAATGACTGGTATCCAGGATTATTTCAATAATAAGGGGCCATTAAAAAATCAAAAACCAAGTGCAATGACAGTTGCAGTAAAAGAATTAACAAAAACAATCAAGACCAAGAATAAGATCGATACGAAAGCGACAAAACAGGCAACAAAACAGGCAAAGGTATCAAAAAAATCAACCGCCGCAAGTAAAAAAGCTAAAACACCGACAATTACCAAGACTTCTGCTGGAAAGCCAGATATCATGAATCAACTGCCCCAAAACGCAATGCTTGGCCGTTTTGCCCAGTTTGGCATGATGGCTTCTGGTATGGCTGCAACTTTATTCTTATTTCAAATGATCGCAGCACAACTCGTGAATCTTATGAATGTTATTACCACATGGGAAGAATCTCTCTTGAAACTGATTGATTCTTTCAAGTTGACAGATGAAGCGACTGCCAAGTTGCCAAATATGATTCGAGAATACGCAAGAAGCATGGGCACTTCATCGACTGACATGGCTCAAGCTGTGGGGGCCGCCATGGAATATGGTATGAGCCCGACTAAGGAAAACACCAATCAATTATATAAACTTAATTATTCGGACAACACTAAAACCTATAAGGATGCAGCCCTTGTCATGGCTCTTGCTGGAACTGAATTTGGCGATAGGGCAATGTCTCAATTCTCAAAAAAATGGGATGCTTATTCGGGAGAAGGAAATGGCGAGAAGTCCGGAAGTTTCGGTCATGAATGGGAAAGGCTAAAAGGAGCCGGCAAAGATGCTATGATTCAGGTTTTCAGCGAATCAGATGCACAATATGGCCAAAAACTTACAGATTCCATGCGAGGTTTATCTGATTGGATCACTGCCAATAGATTTGCCATCAATGATTTTTTTGACAGTATGGTTAATGGACTAAAATCCATTTTTAAGGTCTTAAAACTTGTTGCGCCTGCGCTAATTGCGTTTGCCGGCATCTTCCTCGTAACCAACTCTATGAAGTTGTTCTTGTGGACACTGACAAGTATGAGTAAGTTGTTGGGCCCACTTTCATTCGGATTGGTAAAAACAACAGCAGCCATGGAAGCATTGACAGGAACCAAAGCTATCGCACTGGCTACTTTAACAGGTTGGATTCCTGCTCTTATAAGTGTTGGTGTTGCCATTGGTGGTTGGGCGATCTACAAAAAAGTTAAAGAACTCAAAAAATTAAAAAGCGTAATGGAGGATATTCAGAAATTTTCCTCAAAAGATTATGCGAGCATGACAGAAGAAGAGAGGCAAACCACAGGAAATAAATATGCCTCCAGCGAACAAGCATTAATGATATCATTAGATAGAAAGAAAAAAATATTACAGAGTTATCAAAATACCTTCAATTCATCCAAGTCTAATCGTTATGATAAAAGTATTGCCAACGCAAATATATCATCAATCCAGGTAGTTATAGATGAGATGAGTAAAAAACTTAACGCAATTAAGTCCGAAATACGAGATGTGGCCCAGGCCGAAGCAAAAGAACTTGGTCTTGTACTTCCTGCCAATGTGGCATCCGTTGAAAATTGGATCAATGGTCTTCAGAGAGTTAATCAGGAATTGGGTTATATGCCAGATCAGCTTAAAACAATAAACGAAAAACAACGAGGCCTTGAACTTCCAGGGCTCACCGCTGCAGTCGGTCCTGGTCAGGAAAATGTTCTTCGGTTAAAAAAAAATTTTGAAGACAGTTTAAGAAATGATCCTGCAAAAAAACAGAAATATGATTTGGCTTTAAACCAAGCCTCTATAGATGCCGGTGGTTTTAACCAGGCAGATAGAATGATGTTCATGTTTAAAGAGATCCAAAAGACACAAGACTTTGTTTTGCCAGAAGGTATAAAGGTTTTTGCTAAAATATTTGAGACCTTTTCGGCTCAAAGCGCAACAATTGAAATTTCAAAGTTTCAAAATTCTCTCAAGCAATTAGACACGACAGTTGAACAACTTGACTTGACATCTTTCCAGAAAAAACTTGAGAACATTAGAAAAGAAAGAGTTGGTGATGGTGATAAAAACTCAGCGATTGGAAGGGAAACAGAAATCCTGACCAACAGGCTTTCAAAACAATACAAAAAATGGAGGAGCGAGAACGTAAACCTTAAGGGACAAAAAGAAGACATCAATGCTTCTAATCTTTCAGATAAACAAAAAATGGATATGAAAAACCATTTAGATTATCTGGATCAGGCAGGAAAATTACAATACAGATTGACCCTTCAAGAAAAAAAGGGATTTGAAATCAAGACTGATTACCACGTCAAGCTCGAACAAAAAGCAAAACAAGCAGAACTTGATGATAGATGGTTGAATTTAGGCAAAGGAACTGAAAAAAATTATAATTATGAAACTAAAGAAAACCAAAGATACACAGACTATACGCTCGATTTGAATAAACAAAAAAGGCTTCAGATTGGCGGCCAGGCTGAATCTCTTGGAATGGGCTCCATTTCTGATATGGAAAAGGAAGCCAATATCCAAGCCAGGTATCTTGAATATGAAGAAAGATTAAATAAAGAAGTAAAAGCTCTAAATAAAACAGATAGAGAACACACACTTTCCCTTGCCTTAAAAGCGATAGCCCGGGAAGAAGAGATAAAACAAATTGAGTCGTTAATTAATAAATATTCTGAATATGACAGATTAACCCATGGTGGTATGTCTAAGGAAACAGAGGCAGCAAAACGTAAATTGATTGCAGAAAACGCAAAGGACATGGAAAGCAAAGGCATTGATTCCACTGGTTATAGCCGGGCAGCAAGTTTTGATGTTGAACAAGAAAAACTTGCAGGATCTATTACTGCCTGGGGAACATATTATGACATAAAAGGTGGCATGACAGCCGAGCATTACAAAAATGAACAAACCATTATAACTGAAAATTACAACAGAAATCTTGGTATTATGAAACCAGCCATGGCAAAGATGATCCAGTTAGAAGAAGAATATCAAAACAAACTAAAAAACAGAAAAAACTTATCTTTCTCAGAAGACATGGCGGTTGGTGTGGAAGAAGCACAAAGAAAAATCAGGGCCTCTTATCAAACGACAGGAGAAATCGTTGAAATCACCATGGTCAACGCCTTCGATGGCGTTTCCGATGCCATGGCGGATTGGGTCACTGGAGCAAAAAATGCAAAAGATGCTTTCAAAGATATGGCCAGAAGTGTTGTGAATGATCTAATTAAAATGATTATCAAACAAGAAATGTTTAATATGGCCAAATCAATGTCCTCATCCAATGTGGGCTGGATAAGCGCAATTGGTAGCCTATTTGCTTCAGAACACGGCAATGTGGTTTCTGGTATCGGTGCTTATTCAAACCAGATTGTAAACAAGCCGACTATTGTTCCTCAGGCTTCAAGGTTAACGGCTTATGCAATGGGTGGGGCTCTTTTTGGGGAAAAGGGTCCTGAGGCAATCATGCCTTTGACTCGGATGTCCTCAGGAAATCTTGGAGTTGAAACCAATGGCGGGTCAGGCGGATCGGCTCCTAATGTTGAAATAAACATTACCAATAATGGTGAAAACGTAAAAGCAACGCAAGACAAAGAACCAAAATTTGATGGAGAGAAGTGGGTTATTGGGATTGTTCTCGATCACACCTCAAATAATAAAGGTAATTTCAGGTCTTCAATGAAAGGAATGTTGTCAGCATAATCAATAATTAAATAGAGTGTTTTAGCAGGCAAAAGTTTGCAAAATGCTCTATAAATCTGATAATTATAAGCTATGTCAAATTTTCCCAACATAGCTGCACCTTCAGATTTTTCCGAAACAGACTTAACTTTTAGATTAAAAGAAACCTCGGCTTCTGGGCACACGATACTCAGGGGTCGAGGCACCGCTACTAAAAAACAATTCGAACTCGATTGGAAAGACATCAGCTCTGCCGATAAAGACACTCTCCAGACTTTTCATGCTGCTAATTATGGGCAATCATTTTCCTGGACACATCTATTTACGGCCGTTGTCTACACGATTTGTTTTGAAGAAGATAATCTAAAATTTAGCTATGTCGCTCCTGGTTGGTGGAAGTTAAGTTTAAAATTAAGAGAGATATAAAATGCCACTCGATCTCTCTACCAATCAAATAATAGAGAAAAACAAACTTTCTTCTGATAATGTTGAATTATTATTACTCGAAATTACTTATCCGTCAGAAGATCCGATCTGTTTGTGCCTAAACAATGCTGAAATTATATGGAATTCTAAAACTTGGTATCCAGCTTTATTTTCTCTCTCCGGCCTCATGGAAACTAAAAATGCAGAAATTCCTTCCGTAACACTTTCATTCATAGATATCGGCAGGGTTCTTATGCCGTATATTGAGACTCATAGTGGAGGAGTAGGCGCTCAAACAATTCTAAGAGTAGTGGATTCAAAATATCTTAATGTTACGACCCCAAAATTAGAAGAATCCATGGAGATTCTGGATTGCAAGATTGGTGACTCCAATACAATTTCGTTTAAAATGGGTGCCGAAAATCTTCTAAACAGACGCTGCCCCTCAAATAGATATCTTAAAAACAATTGCAGATACAGAAATTTTGGCGACAGCCAATGCGGTTACACTATCCTTGGAGATGAAACTTGTAACAGAACGCTCAGTAATTGCGAAGCACTTGGAAATGAATCTCGATTTGGTGGGTTCCCGGCAGTCGGCTCAATAGGATTTATGATGTAATGGATTTAAACGATCTCATAGGAAAACCATTTCACGAAGACGGTTATGGTCCGGATAATTATTCTTGTTATGGCCTTGCTGTTGAGGTGTTTAAAAGGTTTGGTATCGAGATTCCAAAAATAAATATTTCAGTATGTGCTTGCAAGGAAGCATCTCAAAAAGAAATTGAAACTAATTTAATACAATCATGGAAACCCGTTTTAGAACTAACCATACCAACTGGCCTGGTGATTCAATCAACTAATTTTGAGTTTGCGAATCATCTTGGTGTTTATATCGGAAGTAGGCGGTTTATCCATGTAACCGTAAATCGAAATGTCGTGGTCGATAAAGTGTCGGACTGGAAAAACAAAATAATAGGATATTATCAATATGTCGGTCACTCTAACTAAAATACCAAATCCACTTCAACCTGAAATCCGGATTATTGAAACTCTCGATTACATAGAAGGGCAACGATTAAACTATTATCTTAATGATCTGCCTTTGCATGATACCGAAATATCTTTTGTAATTGCCGTTAATGGTAAGATTATTTCCAGGCCTCATACTGAAATAATCATCTACGACGATGATATCATTTCTGTCTGTGCAAAAACGGAAATTACGTTGAGTGCACAAATAGCCGCCCTTGTGGCAAGTGCATATATCAAGGGCTCACTGGTTTACGCAATAGTCTATGCGGCAGTTTTTGTATCTGCCATGTTCGTGATTGCTTATGGCATGAATGCTCTTATGTCGGCATTAGCCCCCGATTCCGACACTGCGGGTTCTTCTGATTACTCTGGATCAGGACAAACTTATGGCTGGGGAGATCTTCGACAAACAATAACTGAAGGCACAAGTATTCAATATCTTTTTGGTACAAACAAAATTTCTGGACACGTTATTAATCAGTTCCTAACCATTTCAGGGAATAAAGAAACCATAAATATTCTTTTTGGTCTGTGCGATCATCAAGTAGACAGTATCACGGATATCAGAATTAATGACCAACCATACACTTATTACAAAGATATTGTTGTTTATGCAGATCGTGTTGGGACGCTAAACGACGCTCCCATAGATGGGTTCAGCGAACTTGTTGGTCAAAATGATGTTGGATCAAAGCTGTCATATAATTCACCTGTCACACAACAAACCGATGGTAATGCAGTAGAAAAATTAATTATATTTCTTACGGCTCCGAATGGTTTTTATTACACCAACGACCAAGGGGGTCTGGACGGAAGAACAGCGACATTCGATGTGGAATATCGTATAATTGGCGCACCTTCTTATACACTTCATTCACATGAGATATTCAGTGGCGCGACAACTGAAACACAAAGAAAGTCCGTGATAATAGATGACACAACTCCTGGCCAATACGAAATTAAGATTACACGGACGAATGGTGCAGAAACAAGTTTCAGAGGCAATTCTGATATTTATTTTACAAGTGTTCAAGAAATAATTAAAAAAGAATTAATATATCCAGGCCTTGCTAAATATGCAATCAAAGCTCTCGCAACAGATCAATTGTCAGGATCTATGCCTGCTCTCTCATGTCTTGTTGAAAGAAGCACTGTAAGGGTTTTTGATTATGACTTGGCAACGCCTGCCTGGGCCGACAAAAGAGCCACCAACCCAGCATGGATTTGCTACTCATTATTGATAACGTATGCCGGGTTAGATAAAGATTGCGTGATATGGGATGATTTCTCCGCCTGGGCAGATTATTGCGACGAAGATGTTGACGGTGCTTTTCGATTTATTGTCAATACCAGTGTTTATACTGGTAACTTTTGGGGGCAATTACAACAAATTGCAAAGCTTGGTCATGCAGTTGTTATTCGTCGAGGAGTAAAATACGGGGCTTTTGTAGATAAGCAAGACTCTATAATCTCTCATTTGTTTACAATGGGAAATATTGTCAAGGGAAGCTTTGATCTTCAGTTCTTAGCAAAAAAAGACAGAGCAAATGCGGTCGAGATCGAATATACCGACCCTGCCCGCGATTATACCAGACAGGTCGTGACTATTCATACGAATGGCTTTCTCACTACTTCAGAAGTGGTATTGCCAGCAAGGGTTTCTATCAAGGCTTCAATTTCTCAGGCTCAGGCAATAAGAGAAGGCGTCTTTTCTATCAATTCGAATATATATATGAATAGGGTTGTTACTTTTGACGCTTTTGTCGATTCGTTTGCCTGCACTATTGGAGATTTATTTTATTTCCAACATGAAAATGTTAACTACCAGGGATCAAACACCGGCGGTATGATAAAAACCGCTGGCAATGACGACGGTTTTGGCAACCCTTTTGTTCAGCTTGATACTCCTATAGAGATAGAAACTTCTATATCTTACCGGGTCATGGTTCGGCTTGTTAACTCTTCCAACGAAGAAGAATTTGTTGAAAAAATTGTTAATAATACATCCGGCTCAACCGACGTTCTCACCCTAACAACCCCATGGGATACCGTACCTGATGATTTTGCTATTTTTCTTTTTGGAACTGCAACTACTTATAAAAAACCATATCGAATAATTAGTATCGACAGGAAAGATGATTTTGTAAGAACAATCAGCGGGCTCCAATATGTGGACGAAATTTATACAGATAATTCCAGCACGATTATTGTTGAACCGCCCTGGGAGATACATAAACAAGTAGCTGTTCAAGTTTTATTACACGAATTTTTAATTTATCAAAAGAATGGTCAATTCGCATCTAATATCCAAGTCACCTGGCATAATGGGTACATGAACACCGGAAGTAATTGGGCTATTTGGCTTGAAGATTTAACGGCTGGAACAAGTCCAACAAAAATAGCAACAGTTCATGAAAACATGTATACAATCACAGCACCTCTCGTTGTCGGCAGTGGGTACAAGATCTATGTGGCAGTTGATGGCGAAGGAGCTGTTGACACAGGTGGTAATACTCAAACAATCACCATGCAAGGCCAACTTGCTCCGCCAGCAAGTGTATTAAATTTTTCCGGATCATGGGATGCAATGAAGAGACAAGTCCACTTTACATGGACTGCCAATTCAGAACTCGATCTTAATCACTATGAAATAAGAGAAGGAAGCGTCTGGGCAACCGGGATTGTTGTCGCACGGCCTACAACTAATTTTAATTCCATTTTTATAGATGAAGGCGTTTCGGAAACAAAAACGTATAAAATAAAAGCTGTTGATACTTCCGGTATTTACTCCGACACGGAATCCTCGATTGGGGTATCAATTAATACTTCTGATTGCCCATTAACAATTCCAGGAGATCTTGCTGTTTCAAGTAATGTCACACAGGTTTTTGGTGGGGGAACGGTCGTGACAATGCTTGCGACCTGGAATGGGGCTGCCGAAGTATCGGCTGAGTGGCACCATTATGACATCCTGCTTGAAAACACCGCTGCTGGAAGTTTTTCTTCTTTTTCAACTGCCAACAGACAATTTCAATGGGAAGTCATGCCAAACAAAGAATATGGTGTGTCGGTCAGGGCAGTTGATAGATCAGGAAACCATACAAATTGGGCAACTCAAGTTCTCCATACAACAGCCATAGATGAAATCGCGCCTGCAATACCAACATGGCCGGCAACGGGATTTGCAATTAGTGGCTTTAAAATGGTTGGTTTATCATGGAATGACAATACAGAATATGACTTTTCTCATTATATTTTAGAAAGATCAACTGTTTCTAACTTTGCTTCTGATATAACGGTTTTAGGAAACATCTCAGCCAGCTTTTATCCGGACAGCGCAGGCCTTGACGTTACAACAACTTATTATTACAGGTTGAAATCTGTTGATACATCAGGAAATGCTTCTGAGTACAGCGTTATTAAATCTGCAACAACAGGACAAATCGGTGGAAATGATCTGGCTGCAGATTCTATCATTGCATCCCATATTCAAACTTTTGATCTCACTGCTATTTCGGCAAAAATCACTGGTATTTTAAAAGCAGGGAAAATTCAGTCTAATAACTACAGCACAACAGCCGGTGTGGAAATAGATCTTGACAATGAACTGGTAAAATTTGGTGGATCTGCTAATCCTAAATTATCATGGAATGGAGTGAGTCTCGGTATTAAGGGATCAATCACAATTGAGGGCGGCAGTGGATACTCTGCTCTTACAGACATACCAACATCTTTAAGTGATATCAATCCGGGTGAATTTAACATTATTCAAAATTCAATTGAAACTTGGTTTGACGATGGAGAGCCGACGTTGGTTAATACACCGGCAAGTGGTTGGGCAACCACAGTTCTGAGGGATCAACATTTAGGTGACCTGTATTACGATAATGCAACCGGATATGCATATAGATTCAGAATAGTCGCCACTACGTATTCATGGCTCAGATTAACTGATTCAGATATAACTCAGGCCCTGGCTGCAGCATTTACTGCCCAGGATACAGCAGATGGAAAACGGCGGGTATTTTTGCCCGGGCAAAACCCAACAGTACCTTATGATCAAGGTGACCTATGGGATACTGGCTCCGGTATTAATCGATGCCAAACAGCCAAACTTTCCAATCAAACATATGCAGCCGGCGACTGGGTCGGCGTGGCCGATGTGACAGATTACACGGCAATAACCACCGAAATTCAAACCAAGGCCAATTTAGCCCAGGCAGCCGCCGAAACATATGCCCTGGCAAAAGCAAACTTAGCTGAAACAACGGCCACCGCCCATGCAGACAATATCGTGACTGCCGAAGAAGCAAGGGCCATCGCTGACGCTTTGGCCAGGGCCAATACAGCACAGGCAACGGCGGAAGCCACGGCCCAAGCATTCACAGAAGCTTGGAGCGAAGAAAATGCCACCGACGATGCCGATCTTCGTCATACATCAGATACCTCCATGATTGATGGTGGCAAAATCTATGCCGGATCAAATATACAAGTTGGAAATCTGGATGGTGTATCTGATTATGTCTCAATGACACCAGAATTACTTCAATATTTCAAATACTTTAATGAGATTATTGGCCACCAACCATCTAAAGCTCTAACACGTATGGATATCGGGATTTGTAATAATAATGAAACCATACCATTAAACGGCTATTGGGCAAAGGCTCCAAGAGTTTTTGTAACACCAGATAATATGATGGTTTATGACTCAACAGCTTCAGCTTTTTCTCAGTCTTTGATTTGTCCCGAACCTATTCCGGCGCTTGTTTCTACTGGTAAATATCAAATAACACCACAGATTACGCTTGAACAAACAAACGGGACAGGGGGCGGCTCTATTAATGTTTCCAAAGGCATAACCAAAGATTATGATGGACCGGTCGTAATAGAGACTGGCCCCGAATTTCTTATCCCTGAGGCCGAAACAGAATCAATGAGCGTAATCGTCAGTCTTACTGGTGGTCATCAGATAAAGACTCAAAATGAATCGGCAAAAGACCCGGGGCCTTATACATACAGCTATTCAGCCTATCTTGCATTGGGCCGGATTCACCTTCAATATTATGCCGGTGGCGTATGGAATGACACCACTTGGGAAACTCAATGGTTTTATCCAATGCAAGCAACAACTTTTCAATATGATATTTCACATGCAAGCTTTATCACTAAACTAAGGATGCAGGTCTCAGCGTCTGATTGGTGGGTTATGAATAATATTGGATCATATATGGGAGCCTATAATTTTGGACCCGTTGGATTAAGTTATGGAGTGACCATGAGCAGTTATCTATCTGCCTTGACAGACAACACGCCTCTGGCGGTTGGAACGGTCAGATATTTTGCAATAGCAGAGGAATAAAATGATATTTACAGATTTTGAAAATTTAAAAACTGAACTCGAAAAAGATAACAAACAAAAAATCGGATGGATGTTATTTGAAGACAAAACTGATCCCGGCTATTTGAACGAAGGTTATCTTAACACATTAAGAATCTTGAAACAAGATTGTGACATCGTAGTGGTCGATATCGTTGGGTTCGGCATGATGCTGAGATCCCTACATTCGAACCACAATGAATTATACAGGCCTGTTATCACAATTGCTGAATACAAAGATTATTTTGGCGATCTTGCTGACTATATTTTATACCAATCTCCATATAATCAGTTAGCAAGATTAAGAGAGCCTTCTGATATTGGCTTTTATAAAAAAAGAGTCAATATATATTCCAAAGATTATCCTTTTCAGTATCAGGCAAATGAAATGATCACTAAAACATTTCTGACAATTTTTGAATTGTATAAATTTAAAAACGTACCAGTTCACTACTCAGCCAACATGTGGAAATGCGGTTATCGGTCTTTTTTTTACAAGCATTATCTGGAGAAAAACTTAAATATCAGTATGACCATAACCGACCCAGTGAGAGACGAGTATGGTTTAATCCCGACTGATTCTGATACTTATTCTGATCCTGAAAACCGTGAATTATTAATCAATATCAACGACAAGATACAAGCCAATACTCTTCCTCTGGACGAATTCAGACAAGTGCTTTTGAGACACGAAAATATTTCAGAAGTATATCTTTTTGATGGCTCTTTCGCATCAGAACCAATGATCGAAGTTCTTATGAATATTGGTGACCAAAAAGCAAGAATAGTTAATTATTTCACAAGTAAATAAAAATTTGTTCAAAACTTTGCAAAACGCCCTATATATAGTGTATTTTTTGCTATAATAAAGAATGATAAAAGGAGGCATTTCATGGCAGGAAAATCAGTTGAAAAATCTATTATTGCGCAAAATACTTTTACGGATTGGATTACGCCGAAAAGCTCCTTATATGAAGATATGGAAACGGCTCATTTTTTGAATCTCAGCATCGCTGGAACCTGGGCTGGAATAGTCACTCTTCAAAGGCGATTCCACGTTGCTGATACACCACGAGACGTTGAAACTTTTACGGAAAATGCAGAAGAATCTCTTTTTGATCACGAATCAGGTGTTGAATACAGATTGGGAATAGAATCAGGCAATTTTATTTCTGGGACTTGCCTGGTTCGATTGGGAGCTTAATACTATGATACTAAAAGAAATATTATTAAATAGCAGCAAAGCATCAAGGGTGAAATTTACTCCAGTCGGGGCAATCACTGAGAAAAAAGTTCAAGGTGCAATAGGACAACTCGAAGAAATAGTAGCAGCCAATACAGCTAAAAACTCATATCCAAGTGGGGATCAAACCAAGGTTGGGAACATCTCTGTTACCCAGCCGGTTGATCTCGACACAATGGAAAGCAATATTGCTGCAAATAATGCAAAAAGAACTTATCCTTCTGCCGATGAAACGAAGGTCAGTAAAATTTCTGTCACCCAACCAGTTGATCTTGATACCATAGAAAGCAATGTTGCAGCAAATAATGCAAAAATTTCTTACACAGAAGCCTCTGCAGTCGCCTCCAACACAAGTCATAGGGGCGTAGTTTCCGGAAACCCTCATGCAGTAACCAAAGCGGAAGTTGGCCTTTCAAATGTCCCAAATGTGGACACCACAAATGCCAGTAACATTTCAACAGGTACACTTCCAAGCTCAGTCTTGCCTCCTGTTGCGTTGATTAAACCTCAATTGGCGGTAAGTGAAGCAGCTATGCTGTTATTAACAACCGAAGAGGGCGATGTAGTTATTCGATCAGATCAAAAAAGAACATATATGCGTAACGCCGGATCAGCCGGAACCATGGCAGATTTTAACGAATTAGAAACGCCAACCGATAGTGTTTTAAGCGTTAATGGAGAAACCGGAAGTGTCATATTGACCACGGGTGACGTTGCCGAAGATGCCAATAAAAACTATATCACCGATGCTCAAAAGACTGTTCTTATTAACACGAGTGGCACGAATACCGGTGACCAAGCATCTGGTGATTTTGATCATAATGCCCTGGTTAACTATGATGCAAATAAACATATTGATCACACCACAGTAGCTATCAATGCTGGGGTTGGCTTAACAGGTGGTGGAACAATTGCAGCATCCAAAACTTTAAATGTCGATGTGGGAATCACTGACAATAAAATAGTTCAAATTGACTCAATCAGTGTTATTGCTGTTGCTGATTACGCCAAATTCACAGCAACAGGACTTGAAGGAAGAAGTGCTGCCGAAGTTCGAACTGATTTAAACATTGAAAATGGTGCAGAAGTTAATAATATTTCTGATGTCAACGCCACGGACCTGACAGACGCAGGAGACTCTTTATTACATTATCATTCTACAGACAGAGCCAGGGCAAACCATACCGGCACTCAGATTGCCAGTACGATTTCAGATTTTGCTACTGCAGTTTCAGGCAACACTGCCGTCGCTGCCAACACAGCTAAAGTCTCCAATGTCGCGCATACTGGCGACGTGACGGGATCTGGGGTTTTAACAATCGGTGTTGACAAAGTAAAAGATACACACATTGACTGGGGAACTGGTATAAATCAA